CAGATATGTTTAATAAATATTTAAGAGTTGTAGATGGTTCTATCTACACAGTAGAAAATTTTGGTGTTGCAAAATATTCTGCAATATTAAGAGCTTTAGCTTCTATGGCTAAATTAGGAGGTGCTACAGTTTCTGCTGCTGCTGACATAGGTTTATATGGTTCAGAAATGAGGTATCAAGGCAGATCATTTTTAGGTGGTATGTTTGAAGCATTAAAAAGTTTAGTTAGAATAAAAAACACACAACAAAAAAAAGATATTGCTGAAGGTTTAGGTTTTATAGGTGATAATCTTATTTATGATGTTGCTGGTAGATACCAAGTAGGTGATAATTTAAGTAAAGGTTTTACAAAAACTCAAAGATTTTTTTTTAAAGTAAATTTATTATCTTGGTGGACAAATACTCTTAAAGAAGGTGCAATGTTAGGTATGGCAAACTATTTTGCTAAACAAAAAAATTTAACATTTAATCAATTAAGTGCTCAACTACGAGGGTTATTTGATGTTTATAATATCACTTCTACTAAATGGAATATTATAAGAAAAACTGCAATGCAAAAAGCGGATGATGGAACAGAATTTATTAATATAGGTTTATTAGATCAAATATCAGATGCAGATATAAAAAAAATTACAGGATTAGATAATTTAAGTAAAAGAGAAATATTAATAGAAAAAGATAAATTTAAAGCATCTGTTTCTGGTATGCTTTTAGATAGATCAATTTATGCAGTTATTGAACCTGATGCAAGAGTTAGAGGTTTTATGACACAAGGTTATTTAGGTGGAACAGGAATGGGTGAAGCTATTAGATTTTTTGGTCAATTTAAAGCATTTCCTTTATCTATTGTTATGAAAGTGTTAGGTAGAGAAGCTGATTATTTTAAAGGACCAAATAAAGATATATCAAGAGGTATTGTTGGATTAGGTGCTATTATAGTTACATCTGGATTATTAGGTTATTTGTCAATGACTATAAAAGATTTATTAAAAGGCAGATCACCAAGAGATCCAACAAAAAGTAAAACTGTTATGGCAGCTTTTTTACAAGGTGGCGGTCTTGGTATATATGGAGATGTTTTGTTTAATGAAACAAGATCAGGAGGTGATATTATTGGTAGTATTGCAGGACCAGTTCCTTTAACTGTATTTGATCTTGTTCAAGCAATCAAATATGGTATAAGAGGTGAAGGTGGTACAGCAGGAAGAACAGCATATAGAGCTATTAGTTCAAGTATACCTTTTTTAAATTTGTTTTATTTAAAAACAGCTTTTGATTATCTAATTGGCTATCAAATTATGGAAACAATATCTCCTGGTACTTTAAAACGATTAGAAAGAAGGATGAAGAGAGACTACAACCAAGATTTTTTATTGACTAAACCATCATCAACATTTAAAGGTTTCTAATATGACAATATCTTCAACTACAGTAAAAAATTCATATTCAGGTAATGGTAGCACAACAGCTTTTGCCTACACATTTAAAATATTTGCAAACACAGATTTACAAGTAATTATTAGATCATCTACAGGAACTGAAACTGTCAAGACTTTGACAACTCATTATACAGTATCTGGCGTAGGAGATGCTTCAGGTGGTAACGTAACATTCACATCTGGCAATACTCCAGCATCTGGTGAAACAGTTGTAATCAGAAGAGCTGTTCCGCAAACACAGGCAATAGATTATATTGCCAATGATCCATTCCCTGCGGAATCACACGAAGAGGGTTTGGATCGTGCAACCATGACCACACAACAAGTTCAAGAAGAACTTGATAGGTCATTAAAGTTATCAAGAACAAACACTATGACATCTACAGAGTTTACTGTAGGTGCATCAGATAGAGCTAATAAAGTTTTAGCGTTTGATTCTTCTGGTGAACTTTCAGTTACTCAAGAATTAGGAACTTTTAAAGGAACTGATGCTACTGTAACCACAGCAGCTTATGTACAAAGAGATATTATTAAATCAACGACAGCAGCTCAGCTTAACAATGTTTATATTTGTGTAGCTGATTCTGTTGTGGGTGATAGTTTAACAGACACAGATCATTTTCAGTTATTAGTAGACGCTGTATCAGCAGCAACTTCAGCTACCAATGCAGCAACATCTGCAACAGCTTCTGCTAGTTCAGCGACTTCTTCAGCGAGTTCTGCTTCATCTGCTTCTACACAAGCATCAAATGCCTCAAGCTCTGCCACAGCTGCTGCTTCTTCTGCTACTGCCGCAGCCGCAAGTGCAACTTCTGCCGCTAACTCTGCTGATGCTTTTGATGATGTTTACTTAGGTTCTAAATCTTCTGATCCATCTACAGATAATGATGGTGATGCTCTAGCAGCAGGTATGCTTTACTTTAATACCACAGATGATGTGCTTCGTGTTTATTCAGGTTCGGCTTGGCAAAACGCTGCTGTAGATACAACTAGCTTTATCACACTTTCTGGTACACAAACTTTAACAAATAAAACTTTAACGTCACCTAAAATTGGTACTTCTATTTTAGATACCAATGGTAACGAACTATCTAAAGTAACAGCAACAAGTTCAGCAGTAAACGAATTTACATTAGCTAACGCTGCAACTGGTAATGGTCCAAGACTATCAGTAACTGGTGATGATAGTAATATTGATTTAGATTTATTGGCTAAAGGCACAGGTCATGTAACTGTTAGAGGCGATACAAATTCTGGTGCTATACAATTAAATTGTGAAGCTAACACACATGGTCAGCAAATTAAAGCACAACCTCACTCTGCTGGTGTTACGAATAGTATGTTGTTACCTGCTGGTGCAGATTCAACTTTAGTATCTTTAGTATCGACAGATACATTAACTAATAAAACTTTAACAGCTCCAAAGATTGCAGACGCAGGTTTTATTGCAGATGCAAATGGAGCAGAACAAATTATATTTCAAACAACAGCTTCAGCAGTTAATGAATTAGAAGTAACTAATGCTGCAACAGGAAATAATCCAGCTATTGCTGCATCAGGTGGTGATACAAATGTTGGTTTAGAATTTAGTACAAAAGGAAGTGGATTTATTAAATTTAATGATTTAGCTTATATTCCACAACAAGCATTAACATCATCATCAAATGCTGTGGCTTGGGATGTTCAAGCAAAACCAAACGCATATCATTTAACAACAGAAAACACAACTTTTTCTGCACCAACGAACAATGTTGAAGGATCTTTTATTTGTTTAGAAATTAATTACAATGGTTCACATACGATTGCATTTAATACTGTATTTGAATTTGCTGCATCTACTGCACCAACATTCACATCAACAGATGGTAAAACTGATATATTAGTATTTAGATACAATGGTGCTGTGTGGCAAGAAGTAGGTAGAACATTAAATTTAAGTGAGAGTTAAGATATGTATGCAATAGTAGAAAATAATCAAATAACACAATATGTAAATTTTCCTAAATCAATAGTTATAGGAGATGTAAGATACCCTGCTAAAATATTTGAGTTGTGGTCTAAAGCTGAAAAAGAAGCTATTGGTATTTACGAAATAATAGTTGATCAAACAAACTACAAAGATCCAGAATATTACATAAATACAAATTCATCTTATACATTTGCAGATGGTCAAGTTACAGAATCATGGGGAACTGCCACACCAAAAGAATTAGAAGATAGAAATGCAACAGACGAAGATGGCGTTGAGCTAGATCCTGTTGTAGTTATTGAAGGATTAAAAACACAAAAGAAAAAAATTGTAAAACAACAAGCATCAGGATTATTAGCACCTACAGATTGGTATGTAGTAAAAGCTACAGAAGTTGCTGATTATTCTGTACCAGCAAATATTACAACTTTTAGAGCAGATGTAAGAGCAAAATCAAATGAAATGGAAACTCAAATAGATGCTTGTACTAATGTTGATGAACTAAAAGCATTATACGAATACACAACACAAGAAGACGGAACTCAGACAAGACCACTAGCAGAATTTCCAGAGGAGGTTTAATGTCACTACTTATACCTGGAACTAACTCCATAAAAGATACAGGATATGATGTAGCTAACTCATTAAGATTTAATAGTGGTAGTAGTGATTATTTAACTAGAACATTTGGAACTCCTACAAGTGCTAAAACTTGGACATTATCTTTTTGGGTTAAAAGATCAAAATTGAGTGATAGTCAATTTTATTTCAATACTGATGGTGGTAATGAAGAAGACAGAATACATTTTAATTCAAGTGATGCTTTTATTTGGTTTGAACAAAATTCATCAGGTGGAACTGTTGCACATTTAGAAACTACTAGAAAATTTAGAGATATTTCAGCTTGGTCGCACATAGTTGTTGCAAGAGATAGCACACAAAGCACAGCAAGTGATAGAATTAAATTATATATAAATGGTGTTCAGGAAACAGCTTTAGATGCAAATACATATCCATCACAAAATGATGATAGCAGATTTAATACAGCCGTAGCACATGAAATAGGTGCTAGAAATGCTGGTACTTTTATAGATGCTTACTTAGCAGAAATAGTTTTAATTGATGGACAACAACTAGATGCAACATCATTTGGAGAATTTGATTCTGATAGTTCTACAGTATGGAAACCTAAAGATGTATCAGGATTAACATTTGGTAATAATGGATTTCATTTAGACTTTGAAAATGCAAGTAGTCTGGGTGCAGATGTATCAGGAAACTCTAATAACTTTACTGTCAATAATCTAACAAGCGTAGATCAATCTACTGATACTTGCACAAATAATTTTGCAACATTAAATCCTTTGTATAAACAAGATCATGCTTTTTCAGATGGTAATTTAACTCATACAAGTTCATCTGCAGATTGGGATAGTGGAGTATCAACTATTGCTGCTTCCTCTGGTAAATATTATTTTGAGGCTAAAGTTACAGCAATAGAACCACCAACAAGAACTATACTTGGTGTTGGAGATGTAAGAGATGCAAATGAAATAGCAGAAGACCAATTTGGATTAACAAATTATAACAATGGGGATACTGTAGCTTATTATGGTTCTGATGGTTCAGTATATAAAAATGGAAGTTCACAAAGTGGTTCTTGGTCATCTTTTACAACAAATGATATTATTGGAATGTATGTTGATCTTGATAATGGTAAAGTTTATTTTCATAAAAATGGTACAATGCAAAATTCAGGTGATCCCACATCAGGCTCAACAGGAACTGGTGCAATATCAATAACAACAGGTCAAACTTATGTTTTTGGGCTAACTCATTATGGCGGTGGTGCAGGACAAATAAATTTTGGGAGTCCACCATTTAGTATTTCATCTGGTAATTCAGACCCAAATGGGTATGGAAACTTTGAATATGATCCACAAGGATACTATGCACTTAACACAAAAAACTTAGCGGAGTTTGGATAATGGCTTATACAACTATAGACGACCCAACAAATTTTTTTAACACAATTCTTTGGACAGGTGATGGAAATTCATCAAGAAGTATAACAGGTGTTGGTTTTGCACCTGATATGATCTGGTGGAAAGGCAGAACAACAACTTACGATCACAGATTAATAGATAGAGTAAGGGTAGGAACATATCCAAAACTTATATATCCAAATTTAACTACTGCTGAAAGTGAAGATGCAAACAATGCTGAAGCAATAGGTAGTGATGGTTTTACTATTGGCGCTGGTAATGCAGTTAATCAAAGTGGACAAACTTATGTAGCATGGAATTGGTTAGCAGGTGGCTCTGCATCATCAAACTCCAATGGCAGCATAACAAGTTCTGTATCTGCTGGAAGCACACAAGGATTTAGTATCGTTAAATATACAGGCACGGGTTCAAATGCAACAGTAGGTCATGGATTAAGTTCTGCTCCAAAAATGATTCTTTTTAAAAATACAAATTCAACTAGAGATTGGGCTGTATATCATGGTGATTTAGGAGATCCAGATAATTATTTAACTTTAAATCAAACTTATGCTAAAACAACAGGTTATAATTTTTCTAACGATACAGCACCAACAAATTCTGTATTTTCTGTTGGTACATTAAATGGTAATAATGGTTCATCACAAGAATATATAGCCTACTGCTTCGCAGAAAAACAAGGCTACAGCAAGGTCGGAAGCTACACAGGAAATGGAAATGCTAATGGGCCATTTATTTATACAGGATTTAAACCAGCATTTTTTCTTGTTAAAAATATTACTAATGCTGGGTACGATTGGGAATTAAGAGATAATAAAAGAGACAGTTATAATCCAGTAGGTCGTAGATTAGAGGCAAATACAAGTGATGCAGAGTCATCTTATTATGCAGAGTATGATTTTGTAAGTAATGGTATCAAGATAAGACAAAATGGAAATAATTATAATACATCAGGTGCATCTTACATTTACATGGCTTTCGCAGAATCTCCATTTGTAAATTCTAATGGTGTACCAAATAATGCAAGATAATTATGTTACAAAAAATAGGATTTCAACCAGGTATAAACAAACAGATCACGGCTACTGGAGCAGAGGGCCAGTGGATAGATTGTGATAACGTAAGATTTAGATATGGTATACCTGAAAAAATAGGCGGTTGGAAACAACTTGGTGATGATAAATTAACAGGTGCTGGCAGAGGGCTTCACCATTTTGTAAATAGTAAAGCTAGAAAATACGCCATTATCGGCACAAACAGAATTTTATATGCATTCTCTGGTGGTGTATATTATGACATACATCCTATTAAATCTACAACAACTCTTACAAGCGCATTTACCACAACTAACGGATCACAAACTGTTACTATAACTTTTAGTGGAGACCACGGTATAGGTGAACAAGATATAATTTTATTAGATAATTTTAGTTCTATTACTAACTCTAATTTTGCAGCTGCAGATTTTAACGATAAAAAATTTATGGTAACGACTGTGCCTACAAGCTCAACGATTACAATTACAATGCCATCAGCAGAGTCAGGATCTGGTGCAACAACATCTGGTGGTATTAGAGTTCAACACTATTATCCCGTGGGTCCAGCAGTGCAGGCAAAAGGTTTTGGTTGGTCTCTTGGAACTTGGGGTGGTGAGGTTGCAGGAGAACCAATAACAACTTTATCCGGCGCAATAAACTCTTCAACAACAACTGGTATTATATTAGCAGACGTATCACAGTTTCCAGACTCAGGAACTAATTTTATAAAAATAGGAACAGAAGAAATATCTTATACAGGTATAAGTACATCTAATGAATTGACAGGTGTTACAAGAGAAGTTAGAGGAACGACTGCTGCATCTCATGGTGCAGGCGATACTGTTACCAGCACAACAAACTTTGTTGCGTGGGGTGAAGCAGCATCAGGTGACTTGGTATTAGAACCTGGTATGTGGTCATTAGATAATTTTGGTGACAAAGCTATTTGTTTAATTCATGACAGTGCGGTATTTGAATGGAACTCTGCAGCAGCAGGAGCAGAAAATACAAGAGCTACAATTATATCTGGAGCACCAACTGCATCGAGACACATGTTAGTATCTACACCGGATCGTCACTTAGT